GAGGGCATGGTGCAGGGCGCGTTCACCTACGACACGAACATCACGGTACGCAAGGCGCTGGCCGCGACCGCTGCTGGTGCCTCGACCCTGACCGGCCAGGCGTCTCTGGGTGACGCGGTGGTGGCGGCGAACGAGTACCGGAATTTCCAGATTCGCATCGTCCAAGACCTGACCACGCCGGCAGCGGTGGGTCAGCGGCGCATCATCGCCTCGCACACGGCAGGCCCGTCCCCGGTATACACGCTGGGCACGGCCTGGACGACTCAGCCGTCTGCGTCGGCCAAGTACGTCATTGAGCAGCCGAATCTGCTGCTGCTGCGCTCGACGGCCACGACGACGGTGTACACGTACAACTACAGCGACGCGACGATCAACAACGGCACGAACAGCATCGCGGCGAACGCCTGGAGCACGACTTACTTCGGCGTGGCCCCTGCTGCCAACGCGGCGGGCGGCATATGGGCACAGAGTTTCGGCATCCAGCCCGATCCGGCGCGCAATGCGCGGCACTCGTTTTGCTACTTCTTCCGAGGCGGCGCGGCCACGCTGGATGTGCTTGACATCTCGGCCAGCATCACCGGAACGTGGACCGCAGCGATTAACTACGACGGGGGCACAGCAACTATCGGCGCGGGTACTACCGGCGCTTACGCACCATACGGCGGCGAAGGTCGGTTTACCTACATGAACATCTATGTTTCTGCGGCGGTGAACCAGTTGTACCGATTCGACGCCAAGAACCGCGTCCTGAGTCCGCACACGCCGACCGACTTCCTGCAGTCAGGCGCGGCCACGCTCGGCTCGCGCATGGCGGCCTACGCGGCGCTGGACGGCACGGACAAGTACGACGTGATCCTGCTGCAGTCGCACCTGTCCACGGTGTCCCAAGAACTCATCGCACTGGTGTAAGCCATGACCATCGCTGACCTCCTGAAGCTGGCCCAGGCTCGGCTGGCGCACCTGAACGGCCAGCACGCCGACGCGACGGCGATTGGCGACTCGGCCGCCATCGAGCGGCTGGAAGACGAAATTGCGGAGACGCAGGCCACCATCTCCGCGCTGCAGTCGCTGGGCTAACCGATGTTCCTGACCCTGCTGCAGTCGCGCGGCGGGCCTGCGCCTGTCACGCCATCGGGCGGCGGCGGGCCGGGTAACGCGGCGCAGGGGCGACGCAGGCGCGGCGAGGGCTGGGGCCGCGAACGGGAGATTCTGGAGGCGAGTTTGGCGCGGTTCCGTGCCGAGGCGTCGCAGGAACTGCAGGACATCCGCGACGTACTGGACGCCGCACCACAGCCGCAGGCCCAGCGCATCGCGCGCAAGCTGACCGACTACACGGGCGAGATTGCCCAGGTCGAGAGTCTGCGCCGGGAACTGGCGAAGCTGCAGATCGAGAGCGAGGCCCGCGAGGGGCTGCAGCAGGACTTGGCCGACGCGGTGCAATCTCTGCGTGAGATTCTGCGGGATGAAGAGGACGCCATCGCGGCAGTTATGGCGCTCCACGACCACGAGGCTCGGCACCTGCTGGGGATGCTGGGCATCAGTGTGCACTGAACGGCACCACGCCGAACGGCATCCGCGCGGCCGGTAACGCGCGAGTAGAGGGAAGACGGATGGGAATCAGAATCGAAGTGACGCAGCCCGATGGCACCCAGGAGGTGCACGACGGGAACGAGGACAACACGCCCGAGGCAGACGAGGGCGAACAGGTTGCGGCGGCTCAGGGCGCACCAGACACGCCTGACCCGTCTCCCCAGGCTGATGCCCCTGCAGCCGCCGCACCCGAACCCGACGAGGTGACGGTCAGCATCGGAGACGATGCCCCGCCAGCCGAGGACGAGGAACGCGCCGCCCCTGAGTGGGTGCGCGACCTGCGCAAGCAGCACCGCGAACTGCAGAAAAAGGTGCGCGAGTACGAGGCGAAGGAGCAGGCCGCGCCGGCCGCACGGCCCACGGTTGGCCCGAAGCCCAAGCTCGAAGATCACGACTACGACACCGACCGCTACGAGACGGCGCTCGAAGCCTGGTACGCGCAGAAGGCTACCGCCGACAAGGCCGAGCGCGAGGCCCAGCGCCAGGCCGAGGAGGCGCAGAAGGCGTGGCAGGCCAAGCTTGACGGGTACGGCAAGGCGAAGGCCGACCTCAAGGTCCGTGACTACGACGAGGCCGAGCACACGGTGATGGAGACGCTGAACGTCACGCAGCAGGGTGTTGTGCTGCAGGGCGCGGAGAACCCCGCGCTCGTGGTCTACGCGCTGGGCAAGAACCCGAAGAAGGCCAAGGAACTGGCCGCCCTCACCGACCCGGTGAAGTTCGCATTCGCCGTCGCCAAACTGGAGGCACAATTGAAGGTCACCCCCCGCACCAAGCCCCCCGCTCCCGAGCGCAGCCTGCCGGCAGGCACCGCGCCTGTCAGCGGCGGGTCAGATTCGACGCTGGAGCGGCTGCGCGAGGAGGCGGCGCGCACCGGAGACATGACGAAGGTCGTGGCGTACAAGCGGCAACTGGCGGCGAAGGCGCAGGCGAGGGCTTGACTCCCCGGCCGAGTGTGGTACATTCGGCCCAATCGCACCGGGTTTCGCCAGCCCTGAAATGGCAGTAGCGACCAGATCACGAGTGGCCGCCCGACTCTTGACGGGGTGAGTAAGCAGGCGCCGCAGCAGCGGCAATCGTTCACTCATTTCCAGGAGCCCACACCGTGGCAAACAGCTTCTCAAAGGAAGAGCGCGTCCAATTCGAGAACATCCTCGAAGGTTTCCAAGACGCCCTCGTGCTTTCCCGCAACGTCGCCGTGTTCAACACGGACCAGACGATGATGGAGCGGACCAACAACGTCATCTGGCGTCCGCAGCCCTACATCTCCGTGTCGTATGCCGGCACGGACATGACGTCGAACTTCGACGACTACACGCAACTTACCGTGCCCGCGACCATCGGCTTCAGCCGTTCGGTGCCGTGGATCATGACGGCCACTGAACTGCGCGATGCGCTGCAAGAGGGCCGTCTGGGCGATGCCGCCAAGCAGAAGCTCGCCAGCGACATCAACGTGGCGATCATGAACGTGGCGGCCCTGCAAGGCACCGTGTTCGTCAAGCGCGCCGCCGCCGCGTCGGGCTTCGACGATGTGGCCGAGATCGAAGCGGCGTTCAACGAGCGCGGCGTGTCCGACATGGACCGCAACCTCGCTCTGAGCACGCGCGACTACAACGGCATGGCGTCCGATCTGCAGAAGAGCACCCGTTCCTTTGGCAACGACATCTCCGACAGCGCGCTGCGTCGTGCGTTCGTGGGCCGCGTGGCGTCGTTCGACACCTACAAGCTCGACTACGCGCTGCGCAAGACCGCCGCTGCTGGCGGCGCTGGCCTGACGGTCAGCACGCTGCCTGCCGCTGGCAACTATTGGGTGCCGAAGGCGACCTCGGTGGCCGCCACGGGCGAAGTGTCGAACGTGGATAACCGCTACCAGACGATCACGGTGTCGAGCACCACGAACGTCGCGGTGGGCGATGCGTTCACCATCGGCAACGTGTTCCAGGTTCACCTGATCACGAAGCAGTCCACCGGCATTCTCAAGCCCTTCCGGGTGATCTCGGTGCCGAGCGCCACGACCCTGGTGATCTCTCCCCCGATCATCTCCAACCAGGGCGGCAGCGATGCCGAGGCGCAGTACCAGAACTGCACGATCCCGACGACCAGCGCAACGGCGCCGATCACGTTCCTGAACACGGTGGCGGGTTTCATGAACCCGTTTTGGCAGAAGGACGCGCTCGAAATCCTCCCGGGCCGCTACGCGGTTCCGAGCGATGCTGGCGCGGCGGTGATGCGTGCCTCGACGGACCAGGGCATCGAACTGGTGATGACGAAGCAATACGACATCAACACGATGAAGACCAAGTACCGGCTGGACACGCTCTACGGCGTGGTCAACAAGCAGCCGGAAATGTCCGGCATCGTCATGTTCTCGCAGACCTGACGCAACGCGGGCCGGGTAACACCGGCCCGCACCGCAACCGAACGAGGTACACATCATGGCCTACGCCACCATCCAGCCGCAAGGCAACGCAACCGTCGTTCTGACGGCGAATCAGCGCATCGTCGTGCAGACGCAGGGAACCGCCACCGTTTATCAAGTGGTCGGTTTCCCGAACTACCCGACGCAGAACAGTCTCCTGCAGACCGTTCTCAACACGACCTACACCTCGTCGGCATTTGCCAGCGGGGCCACGGTCTACATCGAGGCGGGCGACTTCCCGGTGTTTTACGAGGTGGGCACCAGCCCGCACGTCTCCAACGATGGCGACTGGAATCTCCAGAACGACCCCATCGCTCTGGACGCCACCGGCAACCTGACGGCTGCGATGATCCTCGGCGGTCTGGTGACCTCCAGCACGGCTGCCGCCGTCACGGCCACGCCTCCGACCGGCACCGTGCTGGACGCTGCCACGACGCTGGCGATCAACGACTCCGTTGACTTCTCGGTGATCAACACGGGCGGCGCTAACGCCTTCACGATCTCCGTGGGCGGCGGTGTGGCGGGTTGCACGCTGGTCGGCAACATGGTCGTGGCCGCGTCGAACTCGGGCCTGTTCCGGGCTCGCAAGACGGCTGCTGCGACGTACACGATCTACCGTATCGCGTCCTGATCGGTGGGTTGAGGCATGACGCGGGCGGTGGTCTGAGGCTGCCGCCCGCGTTTTCGTATCGGGAGACTGAGATGCCGTTGAAGAAGGGTTACTCCAAGGCCAGCGTGTCGAAGAACATCTCGATGGAGATGAAGAAGGGCACGCCGCAGAAGCAGGCCGTCGCCATCGCGCTGTCCACCGCTCGCACCGCGGCCATGAAGGCCGGCAAGCCGAGCAAGGCCCCCGCGAAGAAGGGAATGAAGTGAAGAAGCCCGGTTCGCCTGGTCTGTACGCTGCGATTCACGCCAAACGCGCTCGCATCGAAGCCGGTTCTGGTGAGAGAATGCGCAAGCCAGGGACGAAGGGCGCTCCGACCGCAGCCGCGTTCCGCGAGTCGGCCAAGACCGCCAAAAAGGGCAAGAAATGAGCGACCAGATCGCTGTCTACCGCAGTCCGGGCCCGCACTGGGGGCCTCCGGGCAAGACCTACGACTGCAAGGGCGTGGAACCCGAGGAACTGGCCGCCGCGCTAGCCGATGGCTGGCACGAGTCGTTTCTTGCTGCACTGGGACTGGAGCCCGTAGACGCGCCGGCTGTCGAGGCGCAGCCCGATGTAGTTGCAGAACCTGCCGACGACGCCCCACCGACCCGGGCCGAGATGCTGGAGCAAGCCGCGAAGCTCAACCTGCGCGTGGATCGCCGCTGGAGCGACGAGACGCTGCTGGCGAAGATCAACGCAGCGATGGCGGCCGACGACGATCCGATCTGAGGGGCTGGAATTGAGCTACACCAAGCGCCAATTCGTAGAGGAAGCCTTTGCCGAGCTCGGCATGGCGAACTACACCTTCGACCTCCAGCCGCAGCAACTCGACACCGCGCTGCGCCGGCTGGACACGATGATGGCCACTTGGAACGCCAAGGGGATTCGGCTTGGCTATCCGCTGCCGAGCAGCCCGCAGGACAGCGACCTCGACACCGAGACGCAGGTGCCCGACAGCGCCAACGAGGCCATCGTTACGAATCTGGCTATTCGGCTCGCTCCGCAGTACGGCAAGCAGGTTCAGATCGACACGCGCACCACGGCCAAACTCGGATACGACACGCTGCTGGCGCGGGCCACGTTCCCGCTGGAGCAGCAGTTCCCCCGCACGCTGCCGCTGGGCGCAGGCCAGAAGCCGTGGCGCTACGACACTCCGTTCATGCCTGGCCCGGTCGATCCGGTGCTGGCTGGCCCTGACGGCCCCATTGAACTCTACTGAGGCTGCACCATGCCGCTCATCAATCAACTGCCCGTGCTTTCGCAACTTTCGAGCGGCGACCAGTTGCCGGTATACAACACCAACAATGGTGACGCTCGGCGCGTAAGCATCAACACGCTGCTGCAGTATTTTCAGCAGTCGTTTGCGGCGCCGACGATGGCGGTGAACTTCTATACGCCTGCCACGGGTTTCAACATCGCGCTGCCCACGCCTGTGAGCCAGCAACAATGGGCGCTGCTGCAGCCCGCGGGCACGCTGGCCACCGGCACGGTAACGCTGCCGCTGAACACCGCTACGCCCGATGGCACTGAGGTGCTTATCACGACCACGCAGCAGATCACGACGTTCACGCTTGCGCTGAACGGCGCTACGGCGGCGTATGGCGACCCCACGACGCTCGCGGCCGAGGATAAGTTCCGTATGCGGTTCTACCAGGCCACGAACTCGTGGTACTGCATTAGCTAACGAGGAATCACCATGTCCGTCCAAGCAGCATTCAACCCGACCTACGGTTCAGGGGTTACCGTTTCTCCCGGCGTAGCGTCGGCGTCGAGCACCATCGGTTTCGGCGCAAAGGCTCTGGTTATCACGAACCTCAGCTCGACGGTGGTGTCTTACGTCCGCGTTGGAGAAGGCGCGCAGACCGCCACGGCCGCTGATTACCCCGTGTTGCCGAGCACGCAGATTGTGCTGTCCAAAGCGCAGGATCAGAACACGGTGGCCTACATCGCCCCGGCTGGCGGCGGCTCGATCCACATCATGGCTGGCGAGGGATACTGATGTATCCGCTGGGTCGCTCACGCTCGCGCTCCCGGTTTTTCCCGGTTACGGTGGCTGCGCCGCCGCCGCCGCCTAGTGGCGATCCCAACTTTGAGTACGTCACCCTCCTTATGCCCGGTGACGGC